TCAGTCAATAGCCAACATGCCAAAGCCGAGGCGGCCGATTTCGAATGTATAGGTGTAGATAATGCGGAACTCGCTGATTGGATCTATGACAATTTAGAATTTGATCAGTTGATATTAGAATTCTACGATCCAAGCGAACCTAATAGTGGATGGATACACTGTAGTTATATTCCAGACCAACCAAGAAAACAATTTTTACACGCATTTAAATCTGAGGGTAAAACAAAGTATAAACCTGTGATTGGTAAAGCAAAAGATCTATTCTAGATCCAATCTTTTAATTCTTCACCCATTATTTGACTAGCTATATCAACTTTCTTTTTTAAAGCTTTTACAATTCTATCATCCACTGTATCTTCACAGATAATATCTATGTAAGTCATTGGTTTTGTTTGACCTATACGATCTATTCTAGCTTCTGATTGTTGTCTCTTCTCTAAATCATAACCATTAGAATAATATATCATGGTTGATGCAGCCGTTAATGTAATACCGTATCCTCCTGTTTGAGTCGTGCCTATGAAAAATCTAACCGGGGAACGGGGATCTTGAAACTTTTTAATATTTTTCTGTCTATCCTCTTGAGGTGTTAGACCATAATAGTCTACAAAAGAGTTTTCACCATATTTTTTACTAATAACTTCAATAATTCTATTAACATCTCTTTGAAAATGTGCCCAGATAACTACTTTGCCCTCTACTTCATCCAACACATTCATTAGTTCTGGCAGTCTATTTGTTTCTAAATCAACAGTGGTTCCATCATCAGCTACAAAGTTTCCACAAGTTATTTGTTGCATTCTCATCAATTGAGTTAAAACAGTGGCTGTCGTTGCTGTCTTACCGTTTACACTAGCCAAAGCTAATTCTTTCATCTGACTGTATGCCTTTGACTGATCAGGAGTAAGATTAATCGTACGTTTCATAAAAGTTTTTTTAGGTAAATCTAAACACTCATCTTTTAAAACTCTGTATGAAAATTCTTTTAATTTTTCTGATAACTCGTCTAAGTTTCTGTAGCCCACTACAATTTGCACAGATCGTCCGCCAAAGTTTGCCGTTCTCATGACAGCATACCTGGTCCTAAAAGAATAGTAAGAAGAGTGACCCAACAATTCAGGCATTAAAAAATCACATTGTTTGTATAAATCAAGAGGTGATTTGGTTACCGGAGATCCGGTTAATATTCTATTGTATTTAGTTGCTAGTCCTAACTGACAAATACTTTTTGTACGTTTTGCCTCTGGATTTTTTATAGTAGTAGATTCATCTATAGCCATTAAAGCTCTATGCGAAAATAAAAATTTAGTTGCAAAGTCTACACCTTTTTTAGTGGATAAGGCTTCTACATTCATAATTAAAATGTGAAGGTCTTCTCCTGTTTCAAACAAACTATCTAATTTTTTTGTTTGTGCTTTTGTAATTAGTGGTTGCCATAAAACAGTTTTATGATCTATGTGATCGACTAGATGTGTTGGTATCTCGCTTTCATACCAATTTTTTACAACACCTTTTGGTGCCACAATTAGAACACCATTAATTTTTCCATTATCATAAAGCATAGATATATTATCTATTAATACTTTTGATTTACCAGTACCCATCTCCATGAAGTATGCAAAGTAAGGTTTGTCCCACGACATTTGCAACGCTTTAAGTTGATGCTCGTATGGCTTCGTTTTAAATTTATAATCCATAATTTTTTTCTGCTTTCTATTGACTTACTATATAGTCTATCTTATATTGTTTGTCAATGTCAGAAAGAATAGTTTACGTTATACAACATGTGCCGGGAACTAAATCAGGTAGCCCTAAAATGAATATTATTGGTGCACAGAAATATGGTGAATTAAAATTTTTGTTGCCGGAGTTTTCACAAATGATTTTTTCTCCAGGTCCTTTGGTTTTTAAATTAAAAAAACTTTTAAAAGATTTTAAACCTGAAGATTATTTATTGTTAATTGGTGATCCAGCTTTAATTGGTGTTGCATGTTCTATTGTATCTGATAATACAAATGGTAAATACAATCTATTAAAATGGGATAAACAAGAAAGACAATACTATCCTATTAAAATTAATTTATACGAGAAAGGAGAAATAGATGAGTAATATAAACTTTGAAGAGGACCAACGAGAAGATTTAAATTCAGTTAATGATGCAAAGTCACTATCGGATCAAGTTATCAAACTTAAAAAATTAGAGGATGAACTTGAAGAAAAAGAAAAAGAATTAAAAGAACTGAAACGTCATGTCGATTTGATATCAGGTGAGGTAATACCAACCATGATGCAAGAGATGAATATCTCTACATTAAAATTAGCAGATGGTTCTTCAGTTGAAGTTAAACCAGTTTATGGTGCTTCGATTTCGGCAGCGAATAAAGAAGCAGCTTTTACATGGCTTCGAGAAAACGGCCTGGGTGATCTTATTAAAAATGAGATCACAGTTTCCTTTGGTCGTAACGAAGATAACAAGGC